TGATTGTATTAGAAAACACTTTTTAACCATAGAAGCTTTTTTTGAAGAAGCGATTACTTTGGATAAAGATTTAAAATATGTGGATCTATTAGAAAATAAAGCACAGGATATAAGAGATCTGCAATCCGATTGGCTATTTATAAAAGATAAAGAAGATCAAAAACAAAAAGGTTATTTATTAATAGCACAAAAATTGAGAGAGATGAGAAAAGAATTAACACCTTATTGTTTTGATGTAGAAGATCTAGATGAATCAATACACAATAAGAAATTTGCATCAGTATGTAATCATAAAAGAGCAACAAAAAGTCAATCTCAAAAAGAAGATGAAAGAGTATCTGATATGGTGAAACCATCACCCAAGTTAAAACCTAAAAGAGAAGATTTAAGAAATAATAGAGTAGTGGAGCAGGATAAAGATATTGGTGATCTAGGTGCGGAAGGTGATAGAGATTTATCATTACATACAACCAAAGTAGCAAGAAGGTGGTATTAAAAAATGTATGTATTAGACCCTTTATTCATTACTGCAGGAAAAGAACTAGATGAAGTACATTCATTAGCATCTTCATTAATGTCTAGGTTAGATGAAATGAAGAAAAAAGAAGAAAGTAAAGGGAAAAAGAAACCTAGTGGGGATTTAGCTAATAAGGTAAGAGAAAGCCTTAAAGGTAATAGATATAAAGATGAGCAAACAGGGAAAGATGTTTCTTTTGGTACAGCATACTCAAGGGGTAATGCCAAAGCTAGAAAAGATTTTAGTAATGCTATGGGTAAAGCTGAACAAGATGCTAAAGATGAAGATATTTCATCTAAAGATAAAAAAGATGAACAGCCATTACCACCACCTAAATCAATTTCTCAATTAGATCCTAAAAAAGTAAATGACCATGCAGTAAAGTTATTAAAAGCTATTAGGGGTCATGATAAACAAAAAGCAGTGGATCAATTAAAAGAAATTGAAGAAGGCAGTGAAAGGGGGACAATAGAAGCTTTAATTGCAATTTTAAGTCAACCTGAAGTAATCAAAATCTTAAATCCTGAGAGTAATAAACCATTAAGAACCACACAAGTAACCCCACGATCTATGGCAGATTCTGAACCACCTAAATCTACCGATCAATCAACAGAACAAGTTAAACCTGTGGATCAAGCACAACCTGAAGATAAGTCTAAAATACAACCTGCTGATCAATCTAAACCTACAGGAAAGAAAGCACCTAAAAATAAATCTCAAACACAACCTACTAATCAAGCACAACCTGTGGATCAATCTAAATCTACTGATCAAGCACCACCTGCTGATCAAGCACAACCTGAAGAAAAGAAAACACCTGAGAAAATAGTTATTAAACCTAAATTTGATTTGAACAGGGTAAAGCTATGGGCAAAAGAAAATGGTCAGACAAATTTAATAACTAAAGGTTTAGAAAAACAAATAGCAGAATTAGATGTAGATATGGATGATGATGATTTACATAATTTTATGGAAAGCTATTCAAGTACAATGGCAAGTATGGGGAAAGTAAGTCATGCAGATAAAAAGAAATATAGAGATGCAGATTTAGGATCTATAAAAGATCCTAAAGAACTAGCCAAAGTAATGGCGATCAAGAAAGAAGCACAAGCATATTTTGATCCCTTAAATGGTTTAGGATTGGGCAGTGTAAATTTAGTGCAAGATATAGAAAGTGAAAAGCAACATATAAGAGAAGCACAACAAAAAAGATATTCTAAAATGACCCCTGAAGATAGGCTAGAAATGGGGGAAAAGTTAAAACAAGAGATTAAGAAATTAAATGCCAATACAGAAGAAGGTAAGAAGAAATTAGCATTATTAGAAAGTGCTTATGATGGTGTTATAGCATCTGCATTATATCAAAATGACACAGAAGAAATGGCTAAAGTTTTTGTTACTGATTCTATGGCAAATAAGACACCCAAAGAACAAGAAGAGTATAAGAAAAAACAAGAGCAAAAGAATATTGCAAGAAATAAACAAATAGAAAGCTTGGGGAAGTCCTCTAAACCATTATCAAAAGAAGAAGTTGAAAAAAAAGAAAGTAATGCCAAAGAGATTAAGTCTTTGTCAGATACTTCAAAAGGTGTAGCTACTAAGCTTGGGGAAATAGATAAACAGGTTAAAGAGATTGACAAACAAGTTAAAGAAAAAGAAAAAGAGATAGCTAAATTAAAAGCAGAAGGGAAGTCTACAGAAAGTATAGAAAAAGAAATAGGTGTACTGCAAAAGACTCAAAAAGATAAATTAGAAAGTAAAGAGTATCAGGATCTACAGAAAGAACATAAAGAATTAGAAAAGAAAATAACAGGTTTAGAGAAAGAAAACAAAGCATTACAAGTAAGAGATGTTGAAGGTAATGAAGTATTATCTTTGGAATATGATACTAAAATTAAAGGTGAAATAGATGCAGTAAAAGAAAAGATTCTTAAAGCGCAACAAGATCCTAAAGCAGATCAAGAAACTTTAAAGCAGGATATTAAAGCATATAAAGAATTAATGGTAAAAAAAGAAAAGGCATTAGAAGCAAAGAGCGCATTAAAAGAATATAAAAAACAAAAAGCTAAATTGGAATCCTTAAATAATGAGAAGATTAAAGAAGGTGTTGCATATAAAGAGATGGCAACAGAAGTATTAACCTTATCTAAAGATTTAAAAGTTTTACAGGATAAGAAAGATGCTAATGAAGCATTAACACCCAAAGAAGAAGAACAATATAAAGCTTTATCCGAGAAAGTTGAAAAATCTAAAGCTGATTTGGAAACTATAAAGAAAAAGACTCAAATCTTTAAAAAAGAAGAAGAAGAAAATAACATTATTTTTGGGAAAAGATTTCCTGTAGATCAAAACATCGTAGCATTAGTACAGACAATAAGTGATCCAAAAGTATTAGGTGCTTTAACAGAAATGACTAAGGCAAAAGATCAACCTGCATATAAAGAAAATTTGAGAAAAGTATTTGATACTTTAGGTGATGAAGACTTAATGAAAGTGGTTTATAGTGATACAGGTGAAAAAACACCTGTACAAGAGATGGCAAAATTATTAAGTCCTACCTACTGTCCTAAAGATGCAGGAAATCTTTCATCAAAAAATGATGATGAAGATGATGAAGATGGTAACAAATGTAAAATTACTTTGAGTTATGCTCAAAAGAAGCTAGTGAGAGAGCATATTTTGGATTATATCTCAAATGATATGTTTTTTAGTAATGCGGATAAAGGTAAAACAAAGAGTGTTAAAGTAGATACAGGGTTTGGTTCTAAATTTGAATTTGATGATGAAGATGATAGACCTGAGAATCCGATTAATGATAAACAAGATGAACATACTGAAAGAGAAGAAGAAGTAATAAAGCATACAGAAGCTTTTGAAAAGGCATTATTAGATGATAATTTAAACAGAAGAGAAGAAACGATAAAGAAGATCGTAACAGATTTAAGTTTAGATCGTGCGAGTAAGGCAACAAAAGATGAAAAAGTAAAGGCGATGATAGAAGCAATAAAGAGAGAGAAAAATACAAAGAAGCAGGAAGAGTATTTAAAAATCTTACAGTCAAATGATAGCGAACCTAAACTTTTTGAAAATATTAAGCTTGGAAGAGATAAAAATCTTAATAAAGTATTTATTAACTTTAATAATAATAATAAAGGACAAGATTTTATGAAAAAAAAATCTACAACAATCACTAACTATCAGGAAGTAGCTTCAAACTTTCAAATAGGTATGAAGGTATTTCCCTTTTTTGGTGGTAGTAAAGATCATCATGGTACAGTAGTGGCAATTTATCCTGCTATTGGAATGGTTGATGTTCAATTTCCTTTTGGAAGTGCAAGATACCCTGTAGAAGATTTGCAAATAGCAGATTTAGATATAGAACCTGTAAATTACGATTCTATTCCAGGTGGTCTTGGCACTAAGCCTGTTAATGCAAAAACAGCATTATATTGGGCTGACAAAGATCGTAAGTATAGGATGTGTAGGGATGAAGTTAAACCTACTTGTCCTAGATGCAAAGGCATAGAACTAAAGAAAACTGTCTATAAGAGAATGGGCGGTAAATCTGAAAGACTTCTATGCTGTCCTGAATGTTTATTCCTTATCAAAACGACCGATATACTTGGTTTCAACAGCTAGGAGATTACTATGGCATTTTTAAGATATGCAAAATCTAGTATTGTTAAGCCAAAGATATTTGGTGGCGAATGGGATAGAATTAGGGTTGCAAGTGGTAATAATAGACTTGATGCAAGTTTAAAACAACAAGCGGAAAGAATCTTAGGTGAATCTTTTACACCTGATAAATATTTATTAACACATTCAACCATCGTCTGTTCTGTTGATGTAGAATCCCCATCAAATGTTAAAACAGGTTCAGTACAATTTGAAGGTGAAAAGATCAATAGAAGATTTGCTGATTATGTGGTTAAAACAGATTGTGATCAATATATCAATAATAACCTTGATTGCTGGTCAAGGGGTGTTTTACAAAAGTCCTACAAATCTTTTATTGGATCTCATAATTTTGTTGAACATATTCAAGTAGAAGAGTTATCTAAAGGTAAGATCATTGATGCTGTATTAAGAGATATTGGCGATAGTCTTTATGTAGATATTCTAGTAGCTACTAATAAAAAACACACTGATTTAGTAGAACAAATTTTAAGCGGTCAAATGAATGCCATGAGTATGGGATGTAGTGTTGACTATACTATTTGTACTAAATGTGGAAATGTAGCTTCTGATGAAACTGAAATGTGTAAACATATCAAATATGAAAAAGGTAATGTATTCTATGATGAAAAAGGTAATAAGCATAGAGTAGCAGAACTTTGTGGTCATGAATCCGAAGGTGATAATGGTGGTGTTACATTTATTGAAGCATCATGGGTAGCAACACCTGCATTTAAAGGCGCTGTTGCAAGAAATACTTTAGATATTCAAAAAGTAGCAAGTCAAAGATCCGCATTTAATTTTGGTGATGAAGGTGGTGGCGAAGAAGGTGGTGAAGAAGAAAAGAAAGCACCTGAAGCGCCAAAGAATCCTATTGATGAATTAGAAGAACATATCAAACAAGTGGTATTAGATCGAGTAAAGAGTAAATTAGAAGAATCTTTATCTGATAAACCTGCTGAACCAAAAGTGGATTTAACTAAATCTAGTATTCATGAGAATGATAGTGTGATCAAAGAAGGTAATTTAAATTTTCAAACTTGGTCTAAATCTAAGACTGCTGAAGAAGAAGAAGAAAAGAAAGTATCTTTAAAAGATTTATCAGATGAAGATTTGGAATCCTTAGTAGGAAAAGTAATGGGTCGTTTGGTTGATGAAGATAAGAATAAAAAACAAGCTAATGATGCGCAACAAAAGTATTTTAGTCATTTAAGAGTAGCTGTTAATCTTTCTCAATCAAACGAATCCGCTATCAAGAATATTGCTTATGTAAATCAGCAATATGGTGTTTCTATCCCCAAACATTTGTATCGTTTAGCAAGTTATTTAGGTAGTACAAAACAATATAGTGATGTTAATACTTATTTATCCACAGCTGATACAATTTATCAAAAACCCTTAACAATAAAAGAACAAAAAATCTTAGTGAGATTAGCTAAGATTTTGAGTTTAAGATAAACATTAAACCAATGGAGTTTAAAATGACTCGTTCAAGAAGAAACCCTTTTTCAAGAAGAAGAGCAAATTCAGGTATTCCTGGATATGATAATCAAGGTTGGAATGCTTTTGGTCATCCTGCTTCTTATGCTCAACCTGAAGTAGATCAATATGGTATTGATAGTGATTTTGCTGAAGGTGTTCGTAAGGGACCCTATTTATCTGGCCCACCACCAGCAAGTGTTGGTTGGATGCCTGACCATCCTGCAGTAGATCAAGATTTAGTTGAAGATTATGAAACAGGTAGCCAACTACATGAATTAAATCTTAAACAAGCTATGGAAAGAAAAGCATCAAAGTGTATTCGTTTAGCTGAAAAGAAACTTGGTCGTAGAGCATCCGCACAAGCTATTGAAAATTTAGCTTTGTCTTATATGAATCTTTCTAATTCTGCTATCCAAAGAAAACTTTCATCTTCTTTTTTAGCTGAAGAAGATATTGCTGATGAAATGTTTATGGCTGAAGATGTAGTTCAAGAAGGTACAGGTTATTTTGGCGAAGTTGATGCTGAAGATCTAATGTCTGATGACTTGGATATGATGTCTGATGACTTATATACAATGTCTGATGATCTAATGTCTGATGATCTAATGTCTGATGATCTTATGGCTGATGAAGAAATGATGGCTGAGATGGATGTTATGGCTCGTAAAGCAAATCGTAGAGCAAATCGTAGTCGTTTTGCTAAGAAGTCTGAAGAGACAAATGAAGCTGAAGAACTTGCCGAAGAAGCTGTAGAAACAGCTGAACAACTTGCTGAAGAAGTAGAAACTCTTGCTGAAGAAGTAAAGGCTTTGAAGAAAGCTAATGCTAAATTGAGAATGGCTAAGAAATCAGAAGAGACAAATGAAGCTGAAGAAATCGCTGAAGAAGCAGTAGAAACAGCCGAACAACTTGCTGAAGAAGTAGAAACCTTATCTGAAGAAGTAGAATCACTTGCAAGTGAAGTAAAAGCTTTGAAGAAGGCTAATGCTAAGTTAAGAATGGCTAAGAAATCTGAAGAAGAATTAAGCGATAGTGAAGTTCTTGAAGAAGAGATCGCATCCTTAAAGAAAGCTAATGCAAGATTAAGAGCAAGATTAGCAGGTAGTGAAGTACAAGATGCTTTAGAACAAAATTATGCTATATCAGGCGAACAACCTGTTGAAAGAAAAGCATCTTCAAGAAAAGCAGGTGTTGGTCGTTTAGCAAGTGTTCTTGGTGATTATTTAGCTGAAGAAGGCGATTCTGATACAGAATCATTAGCTGATCTTTTAGCTGAAATTGAAGCAGAAGAAAAAGCTACTCAAATGGCTTCTAAATATGCTTCTAAGAAAGCTAAAAAAGCAGGTCAAAATGATCCACGCCATTTCTATCAAGAAGAGATCGAAGCCCGTGAAGGTAAGCAATCTGCAAAGAAAGCTATGTTTATGGCTGATGAAGAAATGATGGCTGAAGAAGATCTAATGGCTGAAGAAGATCTAATGGCTGATGAAGAAATGATGGCTGATGAAGATCTAATGGCTGATGAAGAAATGATGTCAGATGTAGATCCTTTTGGTCTTGATATGGAAGATGAATATGCAGATCCAAGACTTGCTAGTCTTTTTAGATTAGCTGATGAAGAAGAAGAAGCTGATGAAGAAGAAACCACAGCATCTAAAAAAGCTTCAAGATTTGCTAAAGCTAAGAAGTCTGAAGAAGAAGTAGAAGAAGAAGAAGAAGTGGAAGAAGAAGAAGAAGAAGAAGAAGAACCTGCTAAGAAAGAACCTGCTAAGAAAGCACCTGCTAAGAAAGCACCTGCTAAAGAAGAAGGTAAAGCATCATCTAAGAAAGCTTCTATTACTCCAAGACCAAAGACTCAACAAACTTCTGTAAAGACTTTAGGCAATATTAGCAGAACAGCAAGTGATGCTAATGAATTATCTAAGCTTTGGGAATCTGCTCCAGATGTGAGCAAGTTCTTTAGCTAAGATCTATTTTTATCTAATAATTTAGATAAAAATCAGTAGATAGTTATTAAATTTTTAATAATTTATCTATTAAACAAAGTATATAAAGTGAAGTTATTAAAAATAGCTTAGGGCTTTAAAACTTTTAAAAAATCTTTTTAACAAAAACCATTCTCTTGAAAACAGAGAGTCAGAGATTTAGGAGTGACATTATGTCTATTTCTTTACTTGGACAAGCGAGTGGTGGATTTACTCAAAGTAATAGCGCATTGCGTATCCTTCATGTTGGTGTACGCAATACTCTAGGTCAGCTAACTGCTGATTCTTTTACTCAAACTAATCCACCTGTAATTACAACTGCTGCCACTAAGACCACTTCAAGTGGTTTTACTGCTGGTGTTCTTGGTGTACTAAGTGGTTCTATTGCTTTTGCTCGTAATGACGAAGGCGAATATTTTCATGGCGGGCCAACAAACAGTGCTGATGCTGTTAATTCCAAAGAAAAGCCACTAGGCGTATTTATTAATACAGCTGTAGGTCTTGCATTTACCAATCAACCAGGTGTTGCATCAAATCGCGGGCCTTATGTATCTGCACAAGGTTCTTATGGTAACAGCCTTTATGAAACACAAGTTCTTACAGGTTTAACTGCAGGTAATAATTTGGATTACACTATTGGTGATGAACTATTTGCATCAGTAAATGGTTATTTAACTAATAGCACTGTAGCAGATGATCTACACGATAATGAACATACATCTGGACCTGCCGCAGGTGGTCGTTGGACTATTGGTATTTTAACTGTTTCAAGCGATACATCATCTGATGAACTCGTTTATGACCAAAGAATTTAATAAGAAAGGAAACAGTTAAAATGTCTAATGTAAATGTCGATAATGCAGTAAAACAAAAGATCATTTCTGATTATATTAAGACCCCACAAGGTCGTGCTAAGTTAGCTTCTTCTATGACTCAACCATTGCGTCTTAGAAGAGATTATACCTCTGTAGGTCGTAAGACTTTCTTGGTAGAACAACTTCCTGATGGTGCTTTGCCAATTTATGACAAAGATCCTGATGTAACAGCTTTTGTAGTTGGTGAAGAAGGTGAAAACATTCTTGCAATTACCAAGCCACGCAGAGTGATTTTCCCTCTCTTTGAAATTGCATCAAATCCTGAAATTCCTTTAACACAAATTAAGGAAAGACGATTTGACTTGATTGAAAGAGCCCAAGACCTTGCTCGTGCCCAAATCCAAGCGGCCGAAGATGAAAGAGTATTTGCAATTCTTGATGCAGTTGCTACTCAAGGTTTTGATGGTGTTGCTGGTCAAACCAATCCTGATATTCCTGTTATTGCTCCTTTAAATGGTGCAGTACTTGCAGATGCTTATGCACAAATTGAAAAGCATGATCTTCGTGTTGCTCGTGTATTTATCAATGCTCGTGACTATGCAGATATTAGAAAATTTGGTCGTGACATCTTGGATATTGAAAGTCAAGCCGCATTGTTAAAGACAGGTCTTCAAGCTACTCTTTGGGGCGCACAAATCATTACAAGTCGTTTGGTAAATCCTGGTACTGTATATGTATGTTGCGAACCTGAAATGTTTGGTCGTATTCCTGTTCGTACTGAATTGACTGTTCTTTCTGCTGATGATCCTAAGGCTCGTACAATCGGTTTCTCAGTGTTTGAAAACTTGGGTATTGGTGCTTATAATCCTCGTGGTTTAACTCGTTTGACAGTAACTCGTTAATAGTAAATTACTTGGTTTATTCGGATGTTTAGAAACCCAGTGTCTTTTTAGACACTGGGTTTTTTATTTTAAAGAGCAAGAAAACTTGCTCCGTTCTTCTGTTTTTGATATACTTTGAAAACAAGGAGGACACAAAATGAAAAAAATACCATGTCCAATAACATCAGATAGATTATCCGAGTTATATACTAAAGAGTTTTTAACAGATGAGAAGATCGCAGAATTGTTATGTTCTGAAGGATATGAA